TGAACATTTCCGCTATATTCGCTATCATTGTGGATATAGAAGATTTCGCCTCTGTAAAATTCTTTGTTCATAGTGTCCTCCTATCCCATTCGTGGATCGTAGTCCTCGAACCGTTTTATGGTTTTGAAAATTTTTCTGTTATTCACATACCTTTGAAGCAATCTCACGGTGTCTCCGCCCTTTGTGTGTTGTTTGTCGTACACCATTACATACGGGTCATAATCCATATCTCTCAGGGTGTATATCCGTTCCAAGTCCTGCTCAATCGTTGTATTGAAATTTGTCAGAACGAACACGCTTGTTTTTCTGGCTTTCCATCCGGTTATGTCTTTGAACATTTTGAACTTTGGTACAATAAGTTCTTTATCCTCATACCGATCCCAGGCGAAATGAACGCTGTCAACTCTTAACTGTCTTATCATTTCTGCCTTTTCATCTGTCATAATGCGAATATCTATGCCCTGATTGATGTTTACCTTTGCTTTGCTATCAATGAGCTGCTGCAATAAATCTTTCCAATCTTTGCAAGCTATGAGGTTCGGATCGCACAGCACTATATTTTTCTGTCCTCTCCAAAATTCCGACAAATCTGCAACTTTTCGTGAACATCTTCCCTCTTTTGCTTCAACATGGCAGAAATTACAGCCTCTTGGACAACCTCTTGTAAGAAATCCGTATGCCGTATCTTTGCATAATTCAGGGTAAAGATCGTAGTCTGGGTAAATGTGTTCCACCTCTTCCGGTAGTGTGTGATCTCTTTCTTTGTGGTAAATCTCTCTCCCGTCTACTGTTTCTATGCAATACCCAGAACCGCCGCGTATAACCTCATCTGCATCTACAAAATGTTCATAATCCGGTGTGAAACTGAATACCTTTGACATATACACACAATCCATGTGTCCAGAAAATAATGGGCTGTACCACTCAACGGAATCGCCTATGCTTTTATGCCATGCCGATAGTTTCATAAGCGGTATGTTTGGAAAATTGTGTCCGTCTACGTCAATCAGTCCTATCCTCATAGACCTCATCCTCCTGTGGCATCTCGAACACTCCAAGTGGTTGATCCGCCACGTATTCACATACTAAGTCTCTGGGGTTTTCATCCTGACCTCTCGCAAACAGCAAATTCATGGTGTAGCAGTCCATAAGCATTGAAATCGCCATTCTGCATTTTTCTTTCGTAGAATATCTGCCAATCACTACTCTGTTTTCTCCTACGAGGGCAGCAACTTTGTATCGCCCATCATATTTGCTATCCGTGCTGTATTCTGTTACCTTGTCGTTGTTCAGAACTACCGCTCCATCCTGAGACTTAACAAACATCACGTTTTGCCTCTCTTTCCTTAATTCGCCCCATCTGTCGATTGATTTTGAAATCAATTCGATCCTCTACCTCTGCTACGCAGTTAAAAATAATTCCCAACTGTGTGAGCATGATCTGTACATCTGCAATTTCATCTATCACTGCTTCTCTCATTTCCGCTGTTTTCTCATCACTGCGGCGGAATTTCAGAATGGCTTTGATGAGTTCGGAACACTCTTCAATAGCCATATCCTCCTGTGCATCGTTTCCATACGTTTCTACGATGGTGTTGAGGTTTCTCATCTGTTCCTGTGTCAACTTCTTGCCCTCCTGTTTACATATAACTCGCTTCTTTGAATACAAATGTGTCCTCAGAGTCTACTTTTTCCGATAACTCTCTCAGGCGCAGATCGTTGGAGCTGTAAATCTTTTTCTTTTTCATATCAGCCACAAAAAACTCCTGCCCTACCTGAATGTACTCTCCGACTTTGCTCTTCCGGCAAATCTCGTAGGAAGCATACTCAGTCTCTTTATCCTCTGTCTGTTTTCCATTTGCGGTTTTTCCTAACATACTGATTTTTCTCCTTTCTTTCACGTTTTCGTTTGTCTGACTAAACATTCTCTTCAAAAAAATTTAATGCAATCCGTCAGACCATCTATACAGAATAACGGCGGTATCTTCGTTAGGATAAGAAACTCCCAAGAATTTGCCATTAACTGTTTCGCAAGCCTCTGTTACTCTGTCCACAAATTTATTGAAGTCCTCTTTCACTGTCACATAATCGTGAAATCCCATTGTTCCCTCGTCTCTTTCGTGGTTTTCTCTCATTACCACCATCTGTTTTAATTTCTGCATATTGCCTCCTATTTCTTTACCTTGCAGTCTCTATATACATCCTCTTTTCCGATGAATAACTGCCCTAAGATTGCAACCAGAACATTTACCACGATACTGTTTCCGGCCTGCTTATAAAGCTGTGTGTTACTATTTACTTTCTCCGCCTTATGGAAATCTGCATCTGAGAAATCCATCAGCCGCCAGCACTCTTTTGGAGTGAGTTTTCTTATGCGGTACTCTGTGCAAACCTTTGAGTTCGCATCTCCATGCGTTCCGGCGGTCAACGTTGGAGAATTGCCATTATCAGAATAAACAGATCCGCATTGACTTCCCTCGTTGGAAATCTGCCCTACTTTTGCCATTTCTGTACTCCTTTCCGCGAGATTGTCACTATGCTGCATACCGTCCTGCCCCCCCCGAACAATTTTCTCAATACGGCAAATCCCCATGCTTTGGGATGTAAGTGTAGGGCATACATGACCGCCGCCTTGCACTCTTCCTCGCCGTAATTTACTTGTCGGGTATGAGAAATCTGCAACTCCGCCAATCTCACATTCGATATAACCTTTCTGTGTTGCCTGTCGGATGCCTACATACTCTCTATCCATCATCCACCGTCCTTATCTCTAAAACCAGATTGTCTTTTTGAACAGTTGTGAGGGTGTTGGATATGCCATCAGTTCTTGCTTCAAGTTGAGTCATATTGCCTCTTTTTTCTGAAATCTGGTGGCTTTCGTATAATTTTCTTATCCTTTTGCCGTATTCAGTTCTGACGCAACGGCATATCGCAAAGTCAATCCTCATTTACTCTTATCTCCAAAACATAGTTGTCTTTTTGGACGGAAGTAAGTGTATTGCACAACCCCTCTGAGTTTGGCTCTAACCGTTGTTCCGTTGGTGCGCCTGTGGTTCTGTCTGATGGATTGCTTGGGTTTCGCCCTCTGCTTGCAACAATGATTCTTTCAACCACGTTTTCGCCTCCGTCTCTGTTATTATGCAAGGTACAGTACCCCCCCACTCGTAATCGCCGGAGCTATGCCGCCGGTATCATACACTCGCCCTTGGTTTGGGTTCTCTCTCGTGGAAGTGGGGAGAATATTGCCTAACCTCTTAATCCCGGTCTGCAATATCTTCTTTCCTTTCCTTGATTTCTAATATCTTTGGTTCCAAATTGCCCCCCCCACAAGTGTTTAAGGTCGGGGCAATTCCGTCTACGGAATAAATTCTTCCGCTCTGAGGATTATCCCAGCTCTTTCCTACGGCGATATTCCCCAGTTGTATGCAGCGTACCTTATTTGCCATTTCATAGTTCCTCAATTACATATTTCAAATGTTTGTAGTCGCTCGCCAATAGGGTAGGACATATCATTTTGTACAATGCTTTATTGTATGGGTCGTAGATTCCACAAGCACTTTCGGAGGATCTTTGTAGTCTGTTGCCCTTATCGCTTGACAAATACCCCCCCCCGATAAAACTCGGACCCTGTCCTGGACTTCTTTTTCCGGGTTCAGTGAGCCGACTACGATTATTCTGTCTGCCATTTACTTTTTCCTCCACTAAAACTTTCGGTGGATCTTTATAATCCGTTGCCGACAATGCCACTGATATGCCATCCGGGGACATTATACGTCCTCTTTCTCCGCCTGTTCCCGTATGAGCCACAATCAATGGCCGGCTCATGGTTCATCTGAGCTGTCTACTTCTGTAACACCGCATCCCAATGATGCCTGTCTACTGAGCCTCTGCCCCCCCCCTAACGGTTTTTGAGATGCCATCTAACTGGCCGCTCTCTTGTAAGTCCTTGATGAGTTTCTGCGCCTTTTCGGAGTTGATATAATACTTTTCGTCTACCTCGTCCTCCAAATAATCTTTCATTGTCTTATCCAGTGGAACCGGCTGCGGAAATTTGTAATTATAATCTCCCAGAATAGATACCATGAAGCATCGCTCTCTGTTCTGCGCCACGCCGTAGTCCTTTGCATTGAGAATCTGCGTATAACACTTATATCCCTTGCTTTCAAGGAAGCTGCACCAGCTATGAAAATCATCTATGTTGTCCGCACTAATAACCTGTGGCACGTTCTCCATGAGAAGTATCTGGGGAAGATTTTCTGTCTCATTCAGAAGTCTTTCAACTTCCCACAGTAACCCGGAACGTGTTCCTGATCCTTTTTTCATTCCTCGCATCTTTCCGGCGAGTGATAAGTCCTGGCAAGGTCTTATGGAAACGAATACGTCATAAGGTAGGTGTATCTGTCAGTATTCGTTATTGCCAGATCACCCCCCCCTCATTGAGCAAATGTTGACAAGGTTGTGCGTGGCTTTTATGTTGTTGTAACATTCTCTGCGCCATGCGTCACTGTATGAATGACTCCTTATCTGCTCTTCCGTGAGAGGTTTCTTTCCATCCACGGATATTCCCAACTGAGTAAGTGCCTGTATAACATCCTCAGAACTCATTTCTGCACTGTAATCCGTATCATCGTCCGCCATGTGAATAGCTTTGTATGATGCCGTGGCGTGCATTTCCCATTCAGACATAAGGTAATGTTCAAACGGTACGCCAAGATTACGAAGTGCCATCGCCTGAGAACCAACCCCGGCAAACAATTCTATCAATCGCACTGGGTTGTCAGTCTTAAATGTTGGGTACATTAAATCAAACATTGAAATCTGATCCACTCGTTTTCTCCTTTCTTTGATTTTTTATCATGCAAAATCTCGCATAATTAAGCTGCCGGAAGTAGTCATTATTCGCATTTTCCCACATTGCCGGTAAGGTACTCAGCCGTGTTTCATAACACTTATCACACACCTTTTTCCCTTTCATTGTTGGATTTTTGCCACATATATAGCAAATGCCGTAGTCCGGTCTCTCTGAACGTGACAAATCGCATCGGTTTTTGTCTCTGTAATTTTTCAGATACGCCCTGCATCTCTGGCATAAACCACCATTCTGTGATTGATGTTTTCCGCATCTGGGGCATAGTCCGTTTTCGATGCGTGTCTGTTTTAACTGCCTTTTCCTCAGCCGATCTTTCTCTTTCTGTTCATCGGTTTTTCCTTTTTCCGAATAACTATCTTGAAATTGGCCCAAACACTCATAACATAGCTTTTTGTTAGGTTCTGCTGGATTTTTCCCACAATGAGTGCATATCCCAATCCTTTCATGGTATTTTCGGTTCTGCTTGCGTAATTCAGAATTTCTTGCAGCACAGTCAGGACACATGGATCTTTCCGGCGTTGGGTTTTCCTTACCGCACTTCGGACACAATCCTCTTTCCCTCATCTCTTTGTATGATAATTTTCTCAATTCATTTCAGAGGTTCCCAGGATTTATGCGCGCTGCCCTTTCCTCCGTCTATTTTCTACCGAACTTCTCATACATTTCATCCAGTCTCTTTCTGGTTTCGTTTGACATACCGGATGGTGGTTCGGTCTTTTCCTCCGGCACTTCAATTTTTTGCATTTCTATCTGTGGGTCTACTGCTTTTTCCATAAGTGCTGCGTGTTTCTTCCCCATATCGGCTATGAGCATCCTTACATTCTCCGGCAGACGTGCCTCTTCTTTCATCCGCTGCACCGAAGTCCGATAGTTCCTGATAAAGTGCGACTGTTCAATGGTTGCCACTTGGTCTGAATCCATCAACGCCCACTCTTTAAGGTTTGCTGCTGTCCCTACGGCTCTCTGACATGCCTCCGGCAGTTTTGCAAATTCCTCTTCTGAGTTATAACCGGAGTTCCTTAACGCCCTCTGTACCAACGCCCATGCCTGCAGTTCGCTCATGCTTTCTTCCGCCGGAGCAATTATCTCCGTTGCTTTAGTGCGAATATCTGCGATGGTTGGTGGAAAACGTTCACTCGTCATGTACTTTTGTATCGCCAAATTTGCCTGCTCATACGGAAGATCTTGTAACAATCCATACCACACATCGAAAGCGTCTTTATCTGGTATGAATGTCGGCTGTGCGTAGACAGCTTTCATAGCTTTTACCAAAATCTTAAATTCTTCTCTTTCCATTACCAGCCATCCACATCCTTTACTCTGTTTCCAATGCGATCTCCGCTATTTCTGTATGCAGAAGATGATTGCAATTTATCCCAAATAATGCCTTTCCATCCATTCGACATACATTCATCAATAAGATTGCATACGGCAGTATCTCCATAGACAGAGACCTTATTGGCAACCTGTTTTAACAACGACTTCATGCCCTGTTCCTTATATCCGTCTTTCCGTTCCGTCTTATACTTGAACCATTCGCGAAGTTTATCTGCCATTACATCAGAGATGGTGTACTCAGGGAGAAGCCTTTCAAAAATTGATTGGGTAGTTTCCCTCTTTCCCCCTTTTTTATTTTCTTTCTCTAACTCTTTCTCTAACTCTTTCTCTATGTTACCTTTTTGAACATTAACGTTACTCTCTGTTACACGTTCGTTACATTCAGTGTTTTCGGGTGTCTCAGTGGGTTTTGTCTTGTTTTTTTCTCTCTCCCGATACTCCCTAACCCTCTGTGCAGATGCCGATTCAGACCCAATCATTTTCAGAGATTTTGGTAAAAATAGTGTTCCGTCACTTTCTGTAATTACTAATTGCAGTTTTGTAAATTGTTGTAACGCTTGTGTAACGATATGTAACGCAAAGCCGGATGCCTCCGCCAACATTTCCTCGTCATACGGAATATCTTCGGAATATCTAAGCCTCCCCTCATGGTCTATGGCTTCTGTGAGCATCCACATATAGAAAAGCACCAACAATTCTCCGTTTTCCTTGGCTCTGAGTATTTTGATATAGTGCTTTCCGAAGAAATTCCGGGGCAATTTAAGCCAATAATACTTTTTCTCAGCCATCGAACGGTCCTTTCTCTATCTCTTCAAGGAAAATCTCAATCCTTGGGTTTTTCTTATCCACAAAGAAGTCATGTGTAAAGTTATCAATCTCGCCCCAACCGTCATTTTTGATTACTCCGCATTTCTGCAATGCGTCCTCAAATACTTTGTCAGCAAAGGCGAATATATTGCCCTTGTCTCGCTGCTTATCCGGCTCATAGAACCGATAATGAATAATGATGGGATTATTTATAGTTAGACGTGGCAACTGCGTTCTAATGGCATTACACACGATCATCTGATAGTCTCTTTTCATTTTTGCACCCATCTGCGGATGCCTTGCACATTCATGCAAATAATCGTTAAGATCCGGCAAAGTTCTGGTTCTTCCGTAATAGTTCCCTTTGATAACAACCTTGTGCATCTATACCCCTCCTTTCCTGCTTAATGGGTGGAGCCGCCCACAATGACGGCTCCTGGGTAGTTTAACAAAAGATCCTTGTCAGGGGTTTATACCATTTAACTAATCGAATTTCTTAAAAGGAGGTAAACCGTTTGTGTGTTCTGCGGTTTTCGTGACATATTTTCCTCAGAGACCAATCTTAGGAGATAATTGCAGAAACATATTTACGGGTTACGATTATTTAGGAAATCACGAAAATGTTTGATACATCCGCAAGTTCTTTTTCGAGATATGCTTTGATGTTGGCTTTTGCCTCATTCTTCCATGCGCCTCCGTCTGCCTCAAACAATGCACAGGTAACGCCATAGCGATCATTGTCCTTTACTCTGAAAATGAAGTTACTCATAGGCTGCGCAACTTCTGTAAAGGTTCTGTACGGCATCAGGCGGCACGGGCTTGGAACCTCAACTTCCTGCAGAGAGGCAACGCCTTTCTTGATTGCTGCTTTCTGTCCTACTCCGGTGTCTCCGTATTCCGCAACAGTGCCGGCCTTAACATTTCCAGCAAACTGTAAGATGATCGGCTTATCATTTGCCTCAGCATCCTCGTTTAAGAACTTGGACTGCACACCGATAACAAACTCTTCGTTTCCAATGAACTGACCGAATGAAAACTCCGGGATCTCTGCTTTGACAACTGCCAGTGTTTCTCTCTGGCGGTCTGCATCCAAACTTGAAAACAGACGAACCTCAGTAGGAGATACCACCTGAGCGATGTAATAACCTGTCTTGAAATCTGCTTTACTCTTTTTGATGAAATCCACAAGGCTGCTCAGATTACTCATTGTGATACTGGTTGCTCTGAGTTCCTTGCCGATCTGTGTCATATCTTTGTCTACATAGGTTCTTCCCTCAATCGACTCAATGTGAGGTGCGTCAAGGGAAAGAATTTTCTCAATAGCTGCTTTTAACATATCTTCCTCCTGTTACTGGATAATCTGCCAATCCTCTGCCAGAATGTCTCCGATTGACGGAACCCACATTGCATGAGAACCATCGGCGGTTTTAATCTGCAAATACGGCTCGCACTTGAATAAGTCTCCCTCATTCATGCCCCAAGCCTTGGCAGTCTGTAAGTTGCAAGGGATTCCGTCCGGGTAGCCTTTCTGATAAACCACGAACATCCCTTTGCCGTTCCATCCAAGACGGAAAATTTTCTTTCCGTCCTTTACTGCTTCTAACGCTTTTCCAAAATTCATTGCGGCATCCTCCTACAAAAGAATATCTTCCATGACTGCTCTCGCTTCAAGAACTGCGATATAGTCTGCCATAGCTTTAATCTGTAAGTCGTAGGTGCTTCTCGGACAGGTAGGAGTGAAATTAAGCTCTCCCTTGTCCCACTTTTCAAGCATAGCCTTTAATTTCTGATGGCGAATAGCAACCTGACCGTACTCGGCTCTGAAACGTTCCTTATAATCTTCGCTCATCATCATTTCTGCGGTGTCTGCCAGTTCCATAGGTCTTTTACACATAATGTCCTCCTAACCGTTTGCTACGTCTCTCATGCTGATTACTTTTGGACCCTCTTTCGGAACTTCTTTTTCCAGAACTTCTCCGGTCTCAGGATCGCAGCCAAGTTCCTCAGCCGTTACCGGTCTCTCTTCCTCATCTTCCTCCGGGTTCATGCTCATACCGCAATCATCCAAAGTGAGCTGACCTTTGATTGCACCTTTGGAGTGCTCCGTAAGCGTTGTAACACCGCTTCTGAAATCCTTGTTGATGAACAGCTGAGTTTTCAGTCCCATCTCAGGAGCTAACTTAACGGAAGTCTGCACCTCAACGGAAACATCCTCTCTATCATCCTCATTCGGAGTGAGAGTAATCTTTACGTCAAGTACACGTTTCTTCTTTGCATCAGTGTTCAAATCCAGAATGTTGTCTGAGATTTTCGCTAACGCTCTGTCGATACGTTCCTGGACCCCTCCGGCACACATGGATGCCAATGTAAGTTTCTCTGCCACTGTTTTCACTTCCTTTCAAAAGAATTATTTATAATAAGCATTTGCCTACTATACGAATGTTTTTCCGTATCTTTTCCGAAACATTTCCTTTGCCTCGTTTTTATCCTTGGCTTGTCCGGTAGATACCATTTCAAGCTCATACGCCAACTGTGCAATGATATGGCTCATTACTTTCATTTCCTTGTTGTGATGAACACTCATTCTGCTTGAATTGTGGTGGTCCGGCGATAAAGGAACCCACAGACCATCTTCGTCTGCATGGCTCCTGTTCGCCCCACCCATCAAATGATGTCTCTCGACACCGTAAGAGCCGTCTATCATATCGTAATCAGCGTATTTCATATCAATTACGATTGAATCTTTCATTAAATCTCTCCCATCAACATATCCATGGAGACGGGGCCATCCAGAACCTCAGTATCAGCACAATAATCGCAGACCTCGCATCTAAGTGGTTCAATGTCTCCGTCTTTAATGCGTTGGATTTTCACGATATTGTTTTTGACCTCTGCCAGTTTTTCATCCATCATCAGTGGTGGCACTTCAATAACCTTGATTCTCGGATGAGGAACATTATCAGTCTTATCCTTGCTGACTGCGCAGATGTAAAACGGTAAGAGGTCTCCGGTATTCTGCCTGTAAATCTCCCGGTACACGGCAGCTTGCAAATCATATCCCCACCACTCGCAGAAATTAAGTCTCTGCCCCAGGTCCTTTGCGTAAAAGGTTTCTGTGATGCTCTTTACTGTTTTGAGATCAGTGATTCGTCTGCCGTCTGCACTGTCAATTTTGATTTTGACAGGAACTCCCTCAATTTCTCCGGTCATAATAACCTGCTTATCTCCGGCCATGTACTGCATGAAAACTGGATCTTTCACGGCACGGTCAATCATAATTGAGGCCTGTTTGTATTCGGATTTCAACTCTCCGGCGGTTTTACCTCTGGATGAGAAGATTTCCGGGTGCTGTGCGGAAAATGTAGGAAGTGTACCCTCAAAGTAGGCATCCACATAGGAACCTACCATTAACGCAGTTGTGGTTACTTCCTCAACTTCTCCCCGGAGCTTCGCCATAGCGTATGCTTCACAACCCATTTTTCCGGTCGTGCCGTTGAACTCTTTGTATTGAGAAACGGACACATACTGCATATTGGCTTCTTTGGTGTAATAATTCTCCGGGGTAAGTTTAAGAAGATTACTCATCTACTTCCTTGAATGTTCCGTCAATCACACCATCAGAACTCTCATCTGCGTTATGAGAACTCTGATCGTGAGACTGGTAAATGTCCTGTGCCTGATACTTCTCTTTCGGTTTTTCCTTAACATCAAATGCCGAACCATCTTCAAATGCCTGACACTGTTCTGCGGTATCAAAGTTAAGGTCAATCAGCTTACACAGTCGGCGGAGAACTGTTTTCTTACACATCTCTCCGTAACTTTCTTTCCAAGCCTTGCTGTTTGCTGCCTTTGAGAATGTCTGTCTGGTATGTTCAATGTCCTCTTTGCTCATGGTGTCGTACATCATGGAACCGTCTTTGTAGAGAACTACAGCAAACGCACCGATGATCTCTCCGTTTGAAAAAGTCTTAGGTCTGAAATTGACATACTGCTTTCCGTTTTCAATTACTTCCTCAAACTTATCTCCCTCCCGGACTACCTTTGCGTAGATGTCCTGAATAGGATTGCTCGAATATCTCTTGCACAGTTTGATCTCTCCCTTGTAATCAGTCTGGAACTGACACTGATTTCCGTAAGGGATTGCGTAACACTCTCCATTGAAAAAATCGAGACCGAGAAATGCGCCCTTTAAGAGAGTTCTCACTACTGTAGGTGCTTCGCATTTAGAGAAATCAGCCTGTCCGTCCTGCAGAACTGTCATACAGTTTTGCAAAAATCTCTGTTTGTTAAATTTCTCAGGCAAAGCTGCAACCTGTTTTTCAAGGCTTTCGTCAAGTCCTTTGTGGACTGCTACCAAATAATTTGTGTCTTTCGTTGCCATAAATTACCTCCTGTTTTTTATGAATCTGCCTACCAATAGAACACTACGGTAGGCAGATTATTTGTTTTATTCGCTATCGTTCTGCCCCCCCCCCCGAAGAGAGTTTCCATAAATTTTGCGAAACCATCTTCGGAGTTGGAATCAGCTGCAACAGTCTCAAAACCAAACTTCTTTTTCATAAGCTCAGCCAACTTTGTAGTCTGCTCAGCCATGATGTCCTTGACACGATCATTAGTTTCATCCAACCATTCAATACCGCCGTCCAAATCTTCAAGAAACTTTCTGTTTCCAGATGCACTGCATCCGATAGATCCCGGAGTAACAGTCACTTCGATAGTGAACGGATGAATTGCCAAATCCTTTGTGTCGTTCATAAGAGTTTTGAGAGCCATCATCGCCATAATTGCGTCAAGACCATTGTTTTTGCCTGCCATAGTGTTTCCTCCTACAGTTCAATCACTGTTAATTCATTGTTACTTGTGGTTCTGGTTGCGATAAACTGCAACCCTTTCTTCTTGCACTTCTCGTAGAGACGTGTGCGGTTTTCCTCAGACAGTTTCTCAGTACCATCAATGAGGATGATCTGTAAGCCGGACGGATTCTGAATTGCCACATCAATACAGAGATCCAGTTTTTCTCCCTCGGAAAGATTGCTTACCGGAAGCCCATTGATAAGAGGTATTCCGTCCTTTACAGATAATCCCTCAATCGGGATCTCTGCCGTTTCCAGAATGGTTCCCGGAAGAGTTCTTGCAAGTTCAATCTTTTCTGTCAGAGAATTAGACTCTTTCTGCAAGGTGGCTACTTCCTCCTGGATGGACAACATTCTGCGCCATTCGTTGATATGACCTTTCATCTTCTCCGTCTCGTTGGCCTTTGCCATGAGATCATCAATAGGTGTGGTTTCCATATCTGCGTATTCTGCGTATGACTGTTCCTCAGCCTCATACTTGGAAACGGCAGCTTCATACTCAGCACTGATAACTTTTTCCTTGTCAGCCTTTGCACCTGAGAGACCGGATTTCTTCTCTTCCAGATTTTTAATCTGTTCCTTCAACTTCGCCAGTTCACTCTCAATGTTTTTCTCCTGTGCAGCCATCTCTCTGTCGAGTGCGGCCAGTTTCACTTCCTTGTCTGCCTGAAAACTTCTGATTTTTCCATCGTGGCTGTCTCTGAGACGTTTTGCCTTTTCGATGGTTTCATTGTTTTTACGGATCTTCTCAATCTCCGTATAGAGTTCTGAGAGGTTTTCTTTCTCCCATCTCTCTCCGTCATAGTCGATAGGAAGAGAACTTCCAATATCGGCAATAACAGCTTTCTTAGCACGAATGTCCCGGTTTACATCCTGTCTGTGCATGAAGTAGTAACCGTTTTCTGCCTGAATGTCATTCAGAACCGCTAAAATGTTCTGTTCATAATTCACATCCGGCGGCAGTTCTCCGAACCATTCTTTGATCGTGTCAAGGTTCCAATCGTACTGAATCATATCCAGAATCGTTGCATTTTGGGTTTTCTTATCCATAGAGATGAACTCCATAGGAGAAAGCTGCAACGGAGTGAATATGGTTTTCAGGAATGTTTCAGGACTGGGAACAACATTGCCGTTCTGCTTCACAGACTTATAATCCGTCATTCCCTGTCTCGGTTTTCTGTCTATGGAGAGACCGCTATCTGTCTCAATGATAATCTCTCCCTCTGTCTCTCCGTTTTTGATGATGTACTCACGGTCTGATGCGTTGGTAAGGGCATATCTGATTGCATCAATAACGGATGTTTTACCGGTTCCGTTGTCTCCGACAAGTTCAATATTCTTACCATCTCCGCTCCATTCCTTGATTCCGAAAAGACTCTTAATCGTGATTTTTGAAATCTTCATGGTGGTTTTCCTTTCTCGGTTTATGGGGTTTGGCATTGCCTTACCCCTTAAACTGCTACTGAATTACAACTACATTACTTGCCTGCGGTCCCTTTGTTCCGTCAACTACATCAAATTCAACAGCCTGTCCCTCAACGAGAGTTTTGTAGCCGTCCATCTGTAATGCACTGAAATGGCAGAATACATCGGTGCCGTCCTCTGCGGTAATGAAACCGTAACCCTTTGCGGCATTGAACCATTTAACTGT